CCAAGCCTTCCTGGAGCGAGAGAATGAATAAAGAGGTAACAGAATGGGATTCAGAATAGAGGATAACTGTGTGGGATGCCCTATGGGATGTATAAACTGTGGTCGCAGACACCAACACGTTTATTACTGTGATCGTTGTGACACCGAGAATGAGCCGTTATATGAAGCGGATAACGGGGATGAGGTATGTTGGGAGTGCTACAAAGATCAGTATTTAAGAAAGATTTGCGACGATTGCGATACCACGAAATGCTCCAACTGTGGTAGCGAAGCCGAAGAAATGTTCAATATAGAGGGAAACGAATGGGTGTGCGAGTCGTGTCTTAAAGATATGGCAGAAAGGGTAGAAGAATGACAAACGAAGAAGCAATCAAATATCTCAAAAAGATGAAAGACGAATGTAACGATACATTCCACAAGGTCAGATATGTTACACGGGAAGAAGCCCTTGATATGGCAATCAAAGCATTAGAGCAAGAGCCTTGTGAGGATGCTATCAGCCGACAGGCGGTGCTTGATGCGATTGAAGAGTTAAAGAAAATCCATTTTGACAGAGTTGTTGTGTTGAATAAGGTGCGTGATAGAGTGTTAGGATTACCACCTGTCAATCCTACACCAAACATATCAATTCAAATAACGGAAAGGGAAAAGTATGGAAGATTTAATTAGCAGAAAAGCATTACTTAAAGAGATAGAAAATGGGATAAAAGCAGGAAATTACGAAGAGGGCTATGAAGAATATCCTCATATCAACGATATGGATGACATTATTGAGTGCATTAAATATGCCGATAGTGTTCAGCCAAAGACAGGGCATTGGATAGACCACCAAGAGGACAAATGGATATATGCTCAATGTTCAGAGTGCGAAACAGTACACGATACACGGACTAACTATTGCCCTAATTGCGGTCACCGTATGGTTGAGCCACAGGAAAGCGAGGGATAAGGAATGATTGAATATGGAACAGACAGATATGGAGCAGAATATAAGCGTACATCAAATGACTTCGGTTTTAGATGGCTTGAACAGGATAACTGTGTTTGTTCAATATGTCACGGAACAGGAGCAAAGGTAGAATTTAGATACATCACGAGAAACTATGAAAGCCCGAGAACGAAGAAAATATGCAAAAACCTACAAGCACATGAACATTGTTTTTGGATATGCCCGATTTGTTTATATAGGCTTGATAGTAAGGCAAACGGAATAAAGGAAAATGTGAAGCGCATATTTAGAAATGGAATAGAAAGTGAGGGAATATGAAATATATAGCAATATTTGATTTACCCGAAGGTTATAAGATGGGGTGTGCTGTGGGGAAAATGATAAATCCCGAGGGCAAAGAAATTTACAACGAAGAGGATTTTGAAAATGTCTACGCACAGATTGAGCCATTGTCAGAAAAGCAGGCAGAAGTATTTGAGAAATTCAATACTGTCACAAGAATTTTGCAAGACTTAGGCATTGGTTGTGCTTACGATATGCCGAGTTTCTGGTATAACAAAGACAAGGACTATAAGGTCATTCCGACAAAGTACCATAAAGGATATATGCAGGCATTGGAAGATGTAGAAAGAGAGATCAGAAGGAGATTTGGTTTTGCCGAAAGGGATAATGTTATTGATTATTTTTTTGATAGTCCATTTAAGGGAATGGCAGAAAGCGAGGATAAGGAATAATATGTATCTCACGGACAAGGAATTGCAGAAACTTATCAAGAGAATTGGCTATAAAGGTTGTAAAAACTGCAAACATCAGATCTCACCTTTAAGAATGTGCAGATGGGCTGAACAAGGCGGTGATGGGCAAATACATTTTTTATGTCCCAAGTGGGATAAGGCAGAAAGTGAGGAAAAATGAGCGAGGAAAACGGCAAAGTATGTTGTAATTGTAGTCACAACATAAGGACAGGCGAAATAACAAACATAGAGTGTCATTGTGAGGTTGATGGGAGTTGGCTATCTTATATCACAACAATGACGCACTGGTGCAGACATTGGAGCAGAGATAAGGCAGAAAGGGTAGATACGGAATGAGCAAGTTAGTCACGATCCAGGTCAATGTCCCGATCTGTCCTTCCTGTGGTGGTGGCCTTAAGCACAACCAAATCATGCAGAAGTACCTTTGCCATCACTGCGGGACACGCTTTAAGGTAATCGGCTTCGGACAGGCCGAGCGAGAACTAATATGTGAGGAGGAAATCAAACATGGCACAATGGAAACGCAGTAACCTTCAACCGGGCGACACCGTGAAGCTCCCCGACTCGGTGTTCATTACCGACGGAAAGCGGCTCATATCTTCCCGGTATGTCTCTGAAACGGCAGCAGGCTTACTCATTGAACTCTCTTTCCTTCCGTCTTACTTATCGGAAGAGGTCGCAAGCTATACCTTTAAGACCTTCCTTAATTGGCCGTCTATCTACTGTGGAGCCTTGAAGATCCGTGACGGACAAGGTGAAGAAATCAGAGCGGTGAGGAGGGAATAGCATGGAGCAGAGGGAAATCTATTTATATCTCGGAAAGATACGGAACCTTCACAGACGGGAGAAACAACTCCGGGAGCAGATAACGGATCTGAGAATGTGTCTGCTGCCTTCCGGAATATCCTACAACAGAGACAAGGTACAGACTTCGCCGGAAGATATGACTCTTAAAGTGTTCGCTCAACTTGACGAGGTAGAGTGTAAGCTCCAGCGGGTAGTCTTTCAGATCTACGAAGCCCGGACCGCAATAACCAACAGAGTCTTTATTCTACCACCGAAAGAACGGCAAGTGCTTCTGCTTTACTATGTTGACTGTTGGAATATGCGCATGATCTCGGACAGGCTGGGTATCACCGAGCGACACGCTTTTAGACTTAAGAATAACGGAATCAGTATGTTACAGAAGATACAGGAGGGCGACAATGATTGACTTAAGTATTATTATTCCTTGCTACAATGCCGAGCCTTATATTGATGAACTTATGAAATCTCTTATGCCGCAAGTGACGGACAGAGTAGAGGTTATCGTTGTCGATGATGGATCTAAATTCCCATACCTTCCAACCTTCCCGAAGGTAAAAGTATTCCGGAAGGAAAACGGCGGTGTATCTTCCGCAAGGAATCTCGGTCTTAAGAAAGCAAAAGGGGAATACATAGCTTTTGTTGATGCGGACGACATTCTTTCCGGAGATTATATCGAAAAGGTCTTTGCAGCCATTGAAAGCGATCCTGATACCGTCTATCTGTCTTGGAAATCCATTAACGGGAAATATGGGAAAATAATAGCTTCGGAGTCTGACGAGTTTAACCCGTGGAATCGTTGCGTGTGGAATCGAGTCTTTAAGCGGACCTATATTAAAGGAATGACATTCAATGAGAATATGCCCGTCGCCGAAGATGATGATTTCCTTAAGCGGCTCCCGACTCCCAAGAGCAAGGCGTATGTTTCCGAGCCTGTCTACTTCTACCGGAGTGGTGTCAAGGGTGGCCTTACAGATCGGAAGCTCAACGGAGAATTTCCCGAAGTGCCTGTCGTGCCGGATATAATTACCCAAGTGGTAATCTATTGCGGAAATACGGCGACAATTGGCGGGGTTGAGACATTTATCTATCAATTCTGTAAAGCTATGCACGAATATTATGACATTCTTGTTCTTTATACTGACAGAATGGACGGCTTACAGATAATAAGGCTTGCTCAGTATGTTCAAGTGATGCGAAACAACGGGAAGCTGATTCAATGCAACACGGCAATCAATATCAGGCTCACGGACGATCTTCCCTCAAATGTGAAATACAAAAAGCGTATTCAAATGTCGCATACCTGTCAGCTCGCATCTTCCGGGAAGTGGCATTGGACCATAAAGAAGAACTTCGACGACCTTGTTTTTGTTTCAAAGGCTGCTGCCGATTCTTTCTCGGATCAGAATCTCGACTATCAGATCATACCGAACTTCACAGATCCCGAACTCCCGAAAAAATCCCTGCTGCTTGTTTCTGCTTGCCGGTTGACCTGGGAAAAAGGCGAGGAGCGTATGTATCAGCTTGCGGAATTGTTCCGAAGTGCGAATATTCCCTTCGTGTGGCTTGTATTCTCGAATCAAGACCTTAAGAAAATCATTCCCGGTGTGGTACATTGTCCCACGACGCTCGATGTCAGATCTTATTTCCTTAAGGCTGACTATGTTGTGCAGCTCTCAGATATCGAATCGTTCTGCTACACGCTTGCGGAATCTCTTGAGCTGGGAACGCCGGTGCTTACGACTCCGCTATCTGTCTTACCGGAAATAGGTTTCAAAGAGGGCGAAAACGGCTACACGCTTCCCTTTGACATGAAAGACATTGATGTTCAGAAGATTTACAGAGATATTCCGAAGTTTACTCCGCTTCCGTCTAAGAATGCTGAAATATTGAAACAATGGAAGAAACTGCTCGGAAACTCTAAACCGACTCACTCATATAAGCCCGATACCGATTTTATCAAGGTGGTAGTGATAGAGAATTATGGCGACTTGGAACTAAATCGTAACATGAGAGTCGGAGAGACCGTTGTAATGAGATCAGAGAGAGCGATTATGCTCATAAATAGAGGATTGGTGGCAAAAGCATGAAAATTTGTGTATTATCTTGTGACAAAAACGAGGATCTTTTTTATCCGTTCAAGCACTGCCTTGAAAAGTATTACCCGGATCATCCCGAAGTGGTCTATTTTACAGAGTCAATTCCAAACCCATATTACAAGACCATATCAATACCGCACGATTTATCTGAATGGACTACGGCGGCGGTTAATTTCCTTATGAGGGTAGACGACGACAGAATCCTTCTGATGATCGACGACATATTTATCCGTCAGCCTGTGGACTCCAAGCGCATAGATCAGACAGCTCTGTTCCTTACCGGAAACAATATAGCTTGCTTTAACTTCGAGCAATCCTGGGACACATCCGACGAGCCTTCAATCATCAAGGGATGGAATAAGCGCAAGCACGGCTCACAGTATGAAGTCTCTCTGATGTGCGGCTTATGGGATAAATCCAAGCTGATAAATGTACTCTCACAGCAAGTCTCTGATCCGTGGGCTGTCGAGTACAATCAGCCCAACTGCGGATATGATTACTATATCAATGCCGGAGATCCTCTGATCGATTGGGGATATAAGACATTTCAGCACTGCGGAGTCGTAAAAGGTAAGTGGGCGCACGAAATTGTTCCGTTTTTCTTACAGGAAGGAATAGACATAAACTACTCCGAGCGTGGATTTTGTGTCAAGTAAAAAACTTCATACAAGATATTGACATGTCATGTGTCAAGTGTTACAATATGTATAAGTAGAAGTATGTAAAGCGGTTAGGAAATCCTGATCGCTTTTTTAATTTCTCCCCGGAATACCTTCTCTGAATGTACCCACAGACGGCTTCTACTCATAACGTGGTATACAGACACTTCTCTGTATAACTCCTATATAGCAGGGCGGCTTATTTAATAGGTCGCTCTGTTTTATATGATTAAATTATGGCTCGGAATTTTAGCAAGAGTTTTTATAATTCAAAGGAATGGAATAATGTACGGGCAGCAGTCCTGATGCGTGACAAGTATCTATGTCAACACTGTGGGAGACCAGCAACAGAGGTACATCACATCATACACCTGACACCTGACAACGTACACGATCCAGCCGTGAGCATGAACATGGACAACCTTGTGAGCTTGTGTCGTGACTGTCACTTCGAGGAGCACAAGGGCGAACACGGCAAGGGTTTACAAACGAGAGAGTCATACGAATACGTCTTCGATGAGAATGGAATGCTGATTCGGAAATAAAAAGCTGATGCCCATGTATTTCGGTCGATCTGAAAGACCTGGGAGACCGTTGGGGCGGCCTTCGATTTTTATAGATATAGATTTTTTTAGTCCCTTTTTGGAGGTTTTATGGCAAAATCAAAAAAGTTATATGAACTTAAAGACATAATTCCTCTTTTGTCGGAGGATTCGCTGAAAGTCGCTTCCGGAATGATAGAAGATGCGCTCTTTATGCAGAGCCAGCTCCAGGAACTGAGAGAACGGATAAAAAAAGAGGGAGTTTCCGAGAATTATCAGTACGGAAGCAAGCAGACGGCGGCAATGACGACATATTTGCAAGTACAGAAGCAGTACGGAGTCATTATCCGGTATCTGACAGACTTACTCCCGAAGGAAAACAAGACAGCAGCCTCCGCAGACCTTTTAGATTGGGTAAATCATAATTGATCGAGTTTGAGGAGTATTTCGGTAAGATCGTAGACGGCAAGATCGTCGCTTGTGATAAGATGCGGAGAATTGCGGAGGTTTTACTTGAGAGGTATCTTTCTCCGGATGAATTTCACTTTGACGGAGATATTGCGAAACGTCATACGAAGTTTATCGAGACATTTTGTAAGCTCCCTTCCGGAAATGTAGGACAGCCTTTGAGGTTGGAACTGTTTCAGAAAGCAAGACTTCAAGCTCTGTTTGGTTTTGTTGATGATAATGACCTGAGACAGTACAACGAATGCCTGATAATCGAAGGACGTAAGAACGGCAAGACTACGGAGACGGCAGCAGTTGAGATAGATATGCTGATTGACGACAAAGAAGGATCTCCGCAGATATACAACATTGCTACGATGCTGGATCAGGCAAAGCTTGGATTCAATGCGGCGGTTAAAATGGTCCGTCAGAGTCCTATGCTGTCGGCAAATGTTAAAAAGAGAGCTTCTGACCTTTACTTTGACGGGAACTTCGGTTTTATTAAGGCCCTCGCTTCCAATAGTAACAGCCTTGACGGACTCGACGTACATTGTGGAGTCATTGACGAGCTTTCAGCTATAAAAAATAGAGACATATACGACCTTATTAAGCAAGCGATGGGTGCAAGACGGCAACCGTTGCTTTTTTGTATTACGACAAACGGCTATGTCCGTGAGGGAATCTTCGATGCACAATATAAGTACGCTTCGGATGTTCTTAACGGAACAATAAAGAATCCTCGATTCTTGCCGTTCATATACGAACTTGATTCTCCCGACGAGTGGGTGGACGAAAACTGTTGGGTTAAAGCGAATCCGGGCATTGATACCATAAAATCTCGGAAATATCTCCGTGAGATGGTTCAGAAGGCGAAAGACGATCCGAGTTTCAAACCTACTGTGATGGTAAAGGACTTTAATGTTCCGCAGTCGGGATCTTCGACCTGGCTTCCGTTCGAGTCGGTGGTTAATGAAGCTGCTTTCGGAATGGATCAAGTTTCAAAGAGTTATGCAATTGGCGGGTGTGACCTGTCGAGCGTGTACGATCTGACTTGTGCAACACTTATTATCCGGAAGCCACAGGATGAAACAGTCTACGTTTTGCAAAAGTATTTCATTCCACAAAGGAAGCTTGACGAAGGTCTTGGATCTGACACGAAACAGGTTCCTTATAAGCTGTGGGCCGAGCAAGGATGGCTTGAAGTAAACGAGGGAGCGCAAGTAGATTATTCAGCCGTGACGAGATGGTTTGTGGAAATGGTTGAAAAGTACGACATCCGTCCGCTATGGATATGCTACGACCGTGCTCTTTCCGGATATTGGGTTCCTGAGATGGAAGAATACGGCTTCGAGATGGAAAAAACAGCTCAAGGGCCGTTTACTTGGAGCCAACCGATGAAAGAACTTGGCTGCGCTTTACAGGAACACAAAGTAAACTACAATAACAATCCAATACTTCGTTGGTGTTTAGCCAATACCGGAGTAAAGGCACTCAATAAAGACGGGATCGAGACGA